ATTTTAAACGTACTTATTAAATTAGTCTTACCTTGCATTAATTTATTTAAATGCTCTAATATCTCGTTTACGTCTGCTATTCTAATTCTTGCAATATCCTTCAAATCTATTCCGCAAAATATCTCAATAGTTTTTTGATTAACGAATTCACTTGCCTCGTTATCTTTTATTAGCTTATCATATTTTTGATACTGTTGTAAAGTAATTTCGTTTAGGCTATCCGGTATTTTAATGTTGATCTTCATTATTGTTTTATTTAAAAACAACTTATTTCTATTTTTGTATAAAGCAAAAAACCACCTCATTAAGAAGTGGCTTTTTTAGTTGTGTTGATTGTTATTTTTTTATAGCTTCCTCGTACATAAAAACTAATTTCTTTATTTCTCCTACATTTCTTGGCATATTAATTTTAACGTGCTTATTTGTTTTTTTTAATATATAAACCTCAATTACTGAAATCATTTGTCCATACGTTGGTTTAGTAAACATAATAATTACCTGTATTCGTTCCTATACTTTCCATTTCGTGGTATCTTAAAGCATCAATAGCGTGGTTAAAATTATCAATAGGTTTATTTAAATTAGATCCTGTTTTCCTATCCTTATCCCACGAGTATTTCCTTAACTCTTTTATTAAGTTTGTACTTTGTTTTGTAACTAAGTATTCCTGCTCCTGCATTATTTGTATACCAAAGTTTATGCTATCTGCTCCCTTTCTTACCGCTCTTGCATTTAAACCATAATTTTTTAACTCTGCTATTGACTTAGGCTCAGCACTATCGCACCAAACCTCGTGCTGTGTTTTAATATACTTTGCAATCTGACTGTTACTCAATTCTTTTTGGTAACATATTTCGTTAACAATTCTTTTATCATTCCATTTATAAACCTCAACTATTGAAGTTGGATCATTAGAGTAACCAAAGTCTAATCCATACCCTAACAATCTTGCATCGGAAGGCATCACGTCAATACTTTGCCAATTATTAAAGATTACGCCCTCTAAAGTACCCGTTTCCCCTAATCCGTAAACTCTCCACCAATTATCCCAATAACTTGAAGTTTTAGCCTTTTCTTTTGCCTTCTCTATTTCCTTAACTATTGCAGGATCTAAAGCCTCATTATCTTTATAAGTTAAAATAACAAAATCGCTCCCATCTTCTCCTATTAACTCAGTATGAACCCAGAATTCATTTGTAGGGTTATAATCTAAATATATAAATTTCTTAGTCCGGATTGACAACTGTTGGTAACTTTCAAACGATACGTTATTACACTCATTAATAAATAATACATCACGCCTCGCACCTCTTAATTTATCCGGCTGGTCTGCACTAAAAAACTCAATATAAGAGCCATTATGAAACTTATATGTTAAGTTTGACTTATTAAAACTATTAGGGTTATAGTTATTAGTCCACTCCATTATCTTAAGAAAGTCTTTTATTGCTCCACGCTTCAAATGAGGTATTGACTCAGATACTACCGATATTTCTGAATTAGGTACTTGTAAAGCATATTGTATTAAAAAAGGTAAAATCGTGAAGGTTTTTGAACTTGACGTTCCCCCTTGCACGATTCTAATTCTTTTTTTTAACTTAGCTATTTTACTCTGAGCCGTTGTCGTTTGTAACATCTAAATCTAATTGTTTAAAGATAGGTTTTTCAACCTCCTCAGTCACTTGGTGGTTCATTGATAATTTTCTAAGTTCCTCTGGAGTAGCTATTAACTTCATTAAAGCCATTTGTAATGCAGGTGCGTTAGAGGTATACCATTTAGAACGCATTGATACTTTTAACTGTGTTCTATTTAACTCTAATAATTCTTTTAGTTCGTTAAATTCGTTAGAGTCAACTTTGAAAAACTCGTAAAAGGTAGGCTTTGAACAAGGTAAAAAAGCAACTATATCTTCTACAAAAAATAGTTTATTCTTTACAATTACTTCCTTAGCTTGTTCAAATATCTTTACCCTGTTATATGCCATTATTCTAATTCGTTATTTATTTCTTTAAAAAAATCTGTTATCTCATCTTCTAATTCTAAAAATTCTTCTTTAGCTATATTTGACTTCAATAAAGATGCCAAAACTTCACTTGTCAGATTTTCAACTTTAAAATCTAATTCGTAAGCTAAATTTAAACTAATTCTTAATGAAGGATCATTACGAATTAAATAATCAATCGCAGTATTATAATATATTACTTCAATATCAAAACCTCCATCTTCATATATCTTATCGAAAATATAATCAAAAGCATTTTCAAAGTCTATGTCTTCAATTTGAATATAATCTAAAATTGATACCTCTGTACCTAAATTTTTTAAAAAATCGTAAATTTTTTCTGTTTGAGTTTCTTTTAAATTTGTCATAATTTCTATTTGTTTTATTATTATGGTACAAATATAAAACTTTTTTTTACATACGCAAACTTTTTTTTTATTTTTTTTATTACTTTAGTCCTTTAAATGCTTTTAATGGGTAAAATACTAAAGAGTTTCTATATCCGCCTTCAAAAGTAGGTTCAATTGGAGTAACTCCGTGTACATTTCTCCACGCAGGGTAAACTAACATAGAATTATCACAACTATCCATTGTAGCGCCATAATCTGGGACTGTTGTGTTTCCGCCTTTTGCGTTTTTCTTTTTAGCTATTATAACATTAACACAACCCTCTAAATTCCCTGCATCTCTATGAAAAGGTGCTGGAATATTATAATTAGAAATAGAACTCGTGAATAATTCACTAAACCTCCATTTTTCTGGAACGTTATTTTCAATTATACTTTTTTGTCTTTCGTAAATCTCTGGAGTTATTTTTTTTATTATTTGTTCACTTTCTTTACAAAGTAGCATCATTGCTTTAATAAAAGTTTGTGCTGATTTTACAGAATGTACACTTGATATAGTAGCGTATGGTCTCCTCATATGAGGTTTTGGCGGAACTGATCCTAATATAGTGCTATATTGCAAAACTTCTTTTTCTGTATTATGCAAACCACTTGACCTCTTCATAGTAGATTTAGGCACATTTTTACTCCTTAATTCTTTATCAGCTAATTCAGCTAATTTTTTAGCTTTTTCAGAATAACAACCTATATCTTTTATATAGAACCCTATAGCTTCTCCGTTGTACATAAATAAAGTATCTTCTGTTATATTAGGCTCAATATAACCACAAATATCTCCTATCTGAACATTATGATCAATTTTTATTAATTCTATTTTTTTCATATTTTTTGTTTTTCAGATTTTAAATATTCCATAATCATAAAGCCAACATAAGCACCTTGATCCCTCCAAAATTTAACAATTGAATAAGCCTCATCATAATGATTAGCTTCAAATTCTATTTGAATAGCTTTTTTAACACCGTTTGTCATTCCTTCTAAATCAGATGAAATATTATCATCGTCTAAAATAGAATAATCTATATCAGTATCAAAAACAGGAATGTCTAAACCCCATTCTTTTAATTCTTCAATATCCCAACCTGTATTTAAAGCATCAAAATCCCACTCGCCACCGCTTGTGTTATCTTTAATTAGAAACTCTCTCTGTTGCTCCTCAGTAAGGTTATCCGCAATTATTACCGGTATTTCTTTTAGTCCTGCTTCTTTACAGGCTTTGTATCTCATATTCCCTCCTAAGATAATCATTTCTTTATTAACTACAATAGGGCGAATTTCAAGCATTTCAGGAAAGTCTTTAATAGACTGGACTAACTTTTTAAACTTATCATCTTTGATAAGTCTTGGATTGCTAGGGTTTAATTTAACCTCAGAAATTTTTATTTTATTTGCTTTCATTATATACTTGTCTTATTTCTCCAATATAACCTCTCCAGCAACTTGAACAGGAAGTATCCTCTAAGTTGTAATTAAATATATTTTTATAAATAGCTTTTATTTCTCTTTGCTGCTTTATGCTTAATTGATTAGATCCAGAGGCAAAAAAATTATCTAAATACTCCATATCTTCTGCAGTAATACACTCAACTGCTTTATGATATGGTATTAATTGGTTTAGTTTAGCTTTACGCTCCTCGCATCCGCAGTCTATACCTGTTATTTCTGAAAACTTATCTACAACG